GCTTCGCATTAATCGAAGCATCAAACTCCGCCTTCACCGCACCCGCTAACTGCATCGTATCCACATTCCGCCACCGACGAGGCATCTCAGTCACAACACTCCCGCGACGCTTCACCAGAACACTCGCATCCGTCCCAAACCTCGCAACGTCAACACCCCAAATCTCCGGAGCCGTCAAATCCAACGGCACGTCCCGCAACATCGCCGCATCAACGAGGCCCGCGCTGATCAGCGTGTCCGCATCGGCAACCGGAAACTCACCAAGCACGCGGACTCTGTAAGCGTTGGAATCGATGCCATACCGCTGCTCCAACTCCTCAACAAAAGCCTTGGATACGCGCGGACTATCCGCAGAACTCACCCGCATCGTAAACCAACGATCCCGCTCCATCATGTGACAACGCCAGAAAAAACCCGTCGAACGAGTCGGATTCCCAATCAACAGCGTAATCGCCCCAGGTGAGGACATGCTCCCACCCGCAGCCTCATACACCGCCTCGTCTATCCCACTCGCCTCGTCCGCAACCAACAACACATGCTGCGAATGCAATCCCGCCATCGCCTCGGGCGTATCGGATCTGCTCGTCCTCGCCGTGATGAAACACTCCTGGTCACCCTTCAGCGTAATATGATCCGACGTGATGTCCCATAACCGACGCCAATCCTTGGGAAGCAAATTGAACCACTTCACAAGCTCCGGCCATAACGCATCAAACAGCTGCGGAGCCGTCGGAGCAGTCACCGCAATCTTGAACGGAGCCCTCGTGTTAGCAAACCAAACCATGCTCCACGCCGCCAACGCAGTCTTCCCAACCCCGTGCCCACTCCGTATCGCTAGCCGCGTGTGCCCCCGAGCCAGAGCCCTCAAGGCGGTGAGCTGCCACTCATCCGGCTCAACTCCCAGCACCTCCCGAACAAATCCCGCAGGCGCCCGCCCATACCGCTCTATCGCTACCGCAAACGGATTCTCAGCTCCAGCTACTATCTCCCCCCACTCAGTCATCGCGGAGGTGACGCATCATGCGTCCGCTCAAACAACTTGAGCGCATTCGTCGCCGGACAATCCAACGTCAAATCCGCCGCCCCAAATAAAAATATCCACGCGTTGCACGGAGGAATGCCAGACGAACCCCCACCACAACCCGATACCAACGCCGCTAAAGCCACAAAAACCAAACTACGCACCCCCGTAACCACTCATGACAACGCACACGCACGCCGCATATACGCGATACCACCACTAACACTCACCAACTCCCACCCGCCCGCCCCACCCACATTCAACAGAGCCTCCTGCGCACGCCAGTCGTGGTCCGGTATCCGATGCACCGCATATTCCCACCGGGCGGTTATTGGGGCGCTAACAATGTCCGGCCGCGCTAAAATTTTCGCGGAGGGTGCGCACATGCGGGGACGGGTGTCGCCCGCTGAAGGGGGGGCGGGCCCCGGGGTCGGCTGCTGACCATGCCCGTGGCGGGCCTGGGAGGCACCGCCAGCGGCTTGCGCGACGGCTCGGCTCATATCCTCCACCCAGGCACGCAACCTGCCCTGCATCGCCTCTGAGGGCGGCGTGCGCATACTGAGGCGCCCCCGCGTCGTCGAGGACGTGTGCCCGATCGCTGCCGCCACGTCATCGATCGCCAGACCGAGCGCTTCCCTCGTGGCCCGCACCGCCTGGCGCAACTCGTCCCAGTTGCCAGCAATGACGGGCTTTTTCACGCGCTCACCGCCGCCCATCATGGGTAAATTCATGGGTAAAAGCGGATAAGTCATTGATATCATTGGCCGACAGGCAGAGTGCTCCTCTGGATGCCATGATTTGGCTCATTCCGACGGCTTCGGAGCGTCGAGCACGTTAGCTATTGGCTCACCGTCCGCCTGATGCTCGATCGTCGTCGGCGTCGCACCAGCAGCGTCAGCGAGCGCCGCCACGATCGCCGCCCTTGCTGCGGTCAAATGCATGCCGATGGCGTCGGCGTCGGCGCTGACCTCGAGCTGCTGCTTCGGGCGTCCCCAGCCGCGGTCGAGGAGCGCGATGGCTGCCGGGACGCGGTCGCGCGGACTGGTGCGCATGGCTCGGACGAGCGTTTCGACGCATTCCGGGGTGTGGATGCGGCAGAGCGCGGCGACGTCTTGATCGGCCGGCGGGCGCCCTTTTGGGTTTCCGGACTGGCCTTTTACCCAGTGCGGTTTGAGGTGGCTGTTGCGGCGTTTGCTAGCACCCGATTGCGTTTCGGTGGCAGACATAGCAGTGACTATGGCCTAAAGTGTCCGGAAATCATACACCCATTTGCCGGGCCTGTGAGGCCCGTACAGCGGCCTATGGTGTATGGGGGCCATTATATCCCGGCCAACCTCCAGACTGGCCTGTAGCCTCATCTGGAGGCTCCTGTGAGGCGTTTGGCTCCGTTGGGTAGCGGGTTGACGACATCGAGTTGGGCTGGGGAGAGGTGTCGCGGTCCTGGGTCGCGGCTGGGGGTGAGCGTGCGGTCGGCATCGTTTGCCTGCAGGAGCGCGGTGATTTCTGCGACGCGTTGGCGAACGTAGGCTCGCTCGTCGTCGGTTGGTGGTTGTCGTTCTGGCTCGGCGTAACGCTGCGTCGGTGGTGGCAGTGCGTTGGCGATCGGGCGGTTATCTCGCCACCATGCTCGGAGATGAGCGACGACCTCGGCGTAAGCGGGGAAGAATTTGCATTGGGCTGCGACGTGGTGGAGGGAGGCTTGGCAGAAAGCTGCTGGGTGGAAGTTATCGACGAGCATGGGGACGTAAGCGGCGAGTTTCATCTCGGCATCTTTGGCTGTGACGTGTCCTCCTCCGGTTAGGACGCCGAGTGCGATGGTCCATTCGCGGACGGTTTCGTGAGGGGCTCGTTTGGTTGCGATGCGCATTAGGTTTCGGTTTGTTTGGCGAGAGTGGTCCAGCCGTTGTCTGGCTTCTGCCCTGGGCGAGCGAATTTAGGTTTGGGGGGTTTAGGGGGTACTCCCTCCTTCCTCCTTCCTCCTTCCTCTGTACGACCATTTCCCCCCTCGTTCGGAGCATGTTCCCCATTTTTGCGGGTCATACCGTTGAAAGTCCTGAGTGAATTCGGCAAAGGGTAAACGTTGTTAGGTCGTTTCGGTCGTTGGAAAATTACAAAATTCCGCACTACGCCGTATCTCCGGTCGTCGGTTTCGTAGCCCCGAATCAGGTCAGCCCGCTCCAGCTCCTCGAGCAGCGGAACGACGTTCATAGGGTCGGCCGGGAAGATGCGCATCCGCAGGCCGACCGGCTTCCACTCGAACACCCCCTTATCGTCGCACTGGTTCCACAAGCCGATGAAAAACAGGCGCGCGTCACGCGACACGGACGCGACTGCCTCATCGGTCCAGAAGCCGGGATGAATGCTCCGAATGCGGGGCACTCAATCAGCCGGTCATGCGGGCGGCTCGGGGGTGCCGGCGGCAGCCGCTGCTACCCTCCGCCAGCCGCTGCGTCGGGGCTTGCCGTCAAGGTGGATGCGGCGAAGTTTGATCCTAACCTGCTGGTCGCCCTTTCCGGCGACGGCGTAGGTATCTATCAGCGGGCTGCCGATCCACCTTGGAAGCTCGGTGATTAAATCGACGCGCTGAGCCTGCCTATGCCCGTGGCGCGGATCGTTGCTCTGAATCCAATCCCCGGCCGTCAAGGGTCGCGCAGCGGGAGAGCCGTTCAAATCGTCAGCCATTTTTCGCCCCCTGGCGCTCGGCGATGGCGCGAACCTTCGCTCCCGTTGAATAGTCGCTGCCATTGTCGAAATAGTCAGCGAGCGCGTTTCCCATCGCCGCCACGTCCGCGCGCAACTGCGCCACCTTGGCGACGAGGTCGGCGCCAACGGCCGCCCCAGCGTGGTAGTTGTTCCGGCACGCCTCGCGCATTTCTTCGCGGGTGTAAGCGCAATGCTGCATTCTGAAAGAAACCCCGGAATGCGGAACGCACGAGGCATACATTGGAGAAAATCCGCGCCGCCCTGCGGGACGCGACAATACACGCCGCACCGGAATACGTTCCAGCACACGCCGCAGCCGCTCGTTGTCGGCGCGCAGGGCCTCGTTTTCCACATTGGCTTGGTCCTTCGGCGCGAGGGCGGCGCGGATGCGATCGTGCTTTTCGTAGCCAAGGCCGCCCAATTTATCGAGCCAACGCAGAACGTCAGCCAAGCGCTCCACCTCGGCGCGCAGTGCGTCGCGCTCAACTTTTGTGGCGCGCGCCTCTTGCTCAGGTAACAACGGCCCGTGGATCACGTAGCCCAGAAAAGCGTTGTCGCGCTTTAGGGCATCGCGCTCGGCCCGTAGTGCCGCCAGATCACCGATCTCGTTAGCCATTGCGCGGCTCCTTCGTGATGGTGCTCGCCGCGTCCACGGCGGCGGCGAGGTCGTGGGGCGAATAGCCGGTCCCCCCAGGCAGCGCGTAGAGAAAGGCGGAGATCTGTTTGCGCGTCCGATACATCTCGTATCGGCACATGCCGTCGATGCAGTGAGGGGCGGCGCAACGGCTCGCCTCGCACCCCGCCCTGACGCCAGCCTCCAGCGCCGCGCACACCGCCTCGGGGGTCTCTGCCATCAGCAATGTCCCCTCAGCGGTAAGCCCCACGCCCGGCACTGCGCCAGCACATCGGCCACGCTGCTGCACACCGCGATCGTCAT